ATCGCTAGCTCTTCGATTTGGTCCTCACGAATTATCGGCAGCGAGCCATAGCGATCGGCTAGGATGTGGTGATCCAAAACTGAGACCGCATAGCCCATCGGACGGGACTTAGTCGAGACGTGACGGGACCCGATCTCTCCCTCAGCGTAGAGCGTCCATCTCGGCAGGTCCTGTGCTGGCTCCTCTGGGTTGTGTAGGTCGCATACCGTTTGTTCACAAAGGTTTGCTTCCTCTGCTGCTAGTTCCTCCGTGATGCAGTCATCACAGAAGCTCTGCCAGTGGGCAGGAACGATCCCGCCCTCTGGGTGAGGCTCTGCCTCTGTCCATTCCTGATTCATCTTCGTGCCGTGTGTTGCGCAGTTCATTGTGTTCCTCTCCTGCTTTTTTCTGGCCGCACCTTTGGCGGCCTTGAGTAAAGGTAAGGCCTGAGCTAGCAGAGTGCAACTAGCTGACAAAGTTAGGAGCAACCGAGAGAGGCCAGAGGGTCCCACAGCCTAGCCAAAACAGAGGACCCAAAACGGAGGAGAACAGAGGACCCAACGAAGACAAGAAACGGACCCGAACCGAGGCACCAAATCCGCAGCGAATCGGAAGCGGTCGAGGGGCCTAGCTTCGAGGGTTGGTTAGCTTGCCGTATCGATTCACATGTAACCGACTCACAGCGCACTGATTCGATGACACTAGAGACCATAGGTCTCAAATTTTGGATTTCTTCTTAGGTACAACGATCCACGTGAACGCTAAGTCGCGTTCACAGCTCATCGTTTCATCTCATCTTAAGAGTTGGGTACAACTCTTAATCTTCGACTCACATTCGCTAGCGCACTCGTCGGAAACACGCCGACGAGCGCTGATTGGCCGTTGTTCGTGTTGATGGCCCTCTCCTCGCTGCGCTCGTCGAATGGCATTGGCAGGCCCGTAGCGAACACAGGTTTCGCTACGCTCACGCAGGTTCGCTACTACGACGCTCATTACGGCTAGCGAAGCTAGCCTAATGACGCTGTCTAACATTAAACGTTCTGCCAACTCATACATAGGTTGAGTTAACGTTGTACGTACCTCTACGGGTCGAAGGTTCGATACCCTTCCCTTCCCCTATTGGGGGCCACTCAAGGATAATTCGTGGAATCCCGACGTTCCACGTGAAACATTGCTACACTATCCGTGACGGGTTACGTAAGCATGACGCGTATAAAAACACTGGGTTTCCCCGTCATCTACATTTGGAGGTGTTATGCCGAGGGTAGGTAATAAGCATTACTCATACAGTGCTAAGGGTAGAGCAGCCGCCAGAGCTGAGTCTAAGCGTACTGGTAAACCGATGACTAATAAGAAGAAGAAGCGGAGTAAGCGTCGTGGCTAATTGGATTAAGGGCGCTATTAAGCGCAAGGGTGCATTTAAGGCGAAGGCGAAGAAAGCGGGTAAATCGACAGCGGCATTTGCGAGTGCGGTAACGAAGAACCCGAATAGGTATTCACCGCGAACTGTGAAGCAAGCGAGGTTGGCAAAGACATTAGGGAAGTTACGGAAGCGCCGATGACTCAGGATGATTTGATTGAATTACTCGACCCTAACCGTGATTATGGTGAACGCACCTACGATGAGGTAGTTGGGGGCATACGTGCAGGTAAGATACGCATACTTCCTCCATCAGGGAGTAAGCATCCTATTCTGAGGAATGCTGACGTACCGAGTGGTATCCATCCGATTATTAAGGGGAGCGGTCGTGTAACGACGGTAGAGGCGAATACGAAGAACCCGCCAGCGACAAAGGCTCGGTTCATGGCTCGTGCTGTGGATGACTTTGATTCGGTGTACGAGTCAATGATTGAATCTGCTACTCAGGGTGATGTCAGGGCACAGAAGCTCTTTATGGAGATGTTTGTTGGTAGGCCGAAAGAGGCTACTGAGACATTGCAAAAGAACATGATGGACAAGTTATTTGAAGCTGCATTAGCACCAAAGGAACAAGTCATTGAGGTTGTACAGTCCACCTAGTATCTGGCAGTTCATTAATGATGGCGACCCATACGAGGCATGGGATTGGCAACGGGAACACATACATGAACAGTCTGACAAGAAACGCCTCATCCTTGCGTGTGGACGCAGGGCTGGCAAGACGACCGCTATTAAGGCAGAAATAGTCAGGGAAGCTCTAAAGCCCAGAGATGTACAGTTTGGAGTAGCCCACGCACCGTACATTTATGTGATTGCCCCGAATTATGAGTTGACTATGAAGGTCTGGGAGCCTGTATGGAACCTCTTTGTTGGTGACCATGCACCATTACATGACTACTATGCGTTCCATGACAAGACAAGAAAGCTCATCGAACTAGCGAACGGTGCGAGAATACAGGCGAAATCGGCTGATGACCCGACAGCCTTACAGGGCGATAGGGTCACGGCAGCGTTTGTGGACGAAGCACACGACCTAAATCCTGAAGCATGGGCGAACTTCATGCCCGCACTCGCTGACTCTGATGGCAGACTTGTGGCTATTGGTATCGCCAGAGGGAAAGGGAATTTCCGTACTTACTGGAATGTGGGTCAGGAAGATGATCCTCGGTATTACTCAGCATCCGTTACTTCACTCGCCCACCCGAACATAGACGAGGAGGCTCTGGACGAATTCAAACGCGACCTCACTGATGCACAGTACCGTCAACAATACTTAGCTGAATGGGTTGAAGATGATGGACAGGTCTTTAGGAACTTAGATGACTGCTTTGATGGTGAATGGGAAGAACCTGTAGAGGCTGAATACCTCATGGGATTAGACCTCGGCAAGATCGAAGACTACACAGTGGCTTATGTTATTAACATCAACACCATGAGCATAGTAGCGAGAGATAGATTTAATGGATTGGATTACACATTACTCGGCCCACGCATTGCGCACCTATACAAGAAGTACCGCTGCCAAACTATTCACCTTGATGGTACTGGCATTGGTGAGCCAGTCAGTGACATCCTACGCAGCGAAGGTTGCTCTATTACGTCGTTTAAGTTCACTAACCAATCGAAGGCTACATTAGTCTCTACCTTGGCAGCAGAGATAGAACACAAACGTGTACATTTCCCCAAAGATGACGAAATATTGAAAAAGGAGTTAGAATTATTTGAAGGTGTTGTGTTAGCTGGCGGTGCTGTGAAGTACGGCCATCCTGTCGGATACCACGATGACTGCGTGATGGCAGCAGGGTTAGCGGTATTAAAAGCAAAGAAGCGCAACCGAGCTGCCTCTCAGTTGCGTCAAAGTAATTACGTGACGTTTGGATAAAGTATGGTTGAAGCAGATTTCATAAACAACTTTGATGATGATTACAATAGGTTTACACGTCTCAAAAACCACATCTTCAATGGCTATTTTGACAAGATGCGTGACGACAATGACTACTACAACGGTCATTACCCCAACATCGGGGAGATTATCCCTCGTGAATACAGGGAATCAGGCATGGGAGCCACCATCCCACCGACTGCGCGGAACGCAGTGGACAATGCCTCCGACCACATACTCACTACCCCCAAGATTTTCGTACCAGCACGACCTACCGATAACGATCAACAAGCACAGCAAGAGTTAGCTGAGCGTAAGCGTCAGTTCTTATCCGCATTCTGGCATAATGTCGAAACTAATTACGGAGATCCGTTAGCAGTTGGTCGAAAGAAGCTCGTAAAAGACGGACGCATCGTACTGAAAAAGGAATTAAATTGGGAAATAATCCCCGATCCGCCAAAAAATGATGCGCCAGCTGGTGAAAAAAGAAAATTTAAGAACCAGCTACGCAAGTTGGCGCAATCTCAGTTCTTATGGAAGATCTCTGTTCTCCCGAACGAGACAATTGTGCACGATGTAGACAATCCGCATGACCCGAAGTATGTATATGAGTTCTATGAGGTCTATCCAGACGAAGCACGACGCAGGTATCCAGAACATGCAGACATGTGGATGGAAGATGGCTTAGAAAAGCTGGAATTTGTCGAGATGTATACCAAACCGCATGGTGATTACAAGGGTGAGCACAAGATGTGGGTACAGGGTGCATTGGTATTTGAAAATATGAACCCCTATTGTTGGGAAACTGACGCATCTACAGATGAAAAGCCAAACTATGACGGGTACATTCCGTATACGATTCGAGATTCTGGATGGGGCGAAATTACAGCAGAGAACGACCCTGCGGATCGGTACGTGGGTATTCTCAGATACATTCATCCAGTTCTACAGGCTGAGGCACGGCAACTCACAGCGGTAGACATTCAATTAAGGTACTCAACATTCGCTCCAGTCATCACTCGGAACATCATGGATGACAATACCCCTATAGAGGTAGGGCCGGGAAAACGCATTAACTTAGTGGACGATCAGGACATTGATTTCAGGAAACTCCCAGAGGTTCCAATCTCCGCGTTCCAAATGATGGACAAGGTGCATCGCTATACGTCTGAACTCTCGAAAATGGGGACGTTAGGTGGCCAACCGCAACGTGGTGTTGAGTCTGCAACTGAGGCTGACCTCAATGTGAGGAACGCAGCTGTGAAGCTGTCGAGCTGTGTTGCATCGCTTCGTGCATGTATTACAGTGGCATCTAAGCAGGTCTTCCAAGACATCCAATACATACTGGAATCTCCTATTACGTTAGCTGGTAGCACTCGACGCTCTGCGAGTGAGATCACAATAAAGCCAAATGAGCTGGATGACTTTTACTCAGTAGATGTCGAACTCCATACATCGGATCGTGCGCAGATAGAGATGCGGGACATGATGGTCTGGTCTCAACTGTACCGTACATACAACGGTATGTTGAGTGCAGAGACGGCTATGGAGAACTCAGGCATCGAGAATCCGCAGGAAGAAATGTTAAAGGCTTCAGTAAATACCCTCTTTATGTCGCCACAGGCGCAACAGGTACGCACCATGATGATGCTTAAAGGTCTTCAGTCACAAGCAGCTGAGGTCTTACGAGCGTTCCAGCAGGACCTATTACAGCAACAACAGGCTCCTCCGCAAGGTGAAATGATTAGTGGCAGCGAAGAAATTACAATGGATGAGGTAGCCACTCCTACTGGTATGCAGGAAAACATAGCTATGGACAGACAAACAAACGTAGTGAATGAGATGAGATAATGGCTGGAGAATTATCAGCTAAGATGAGTGAAGCGGCTAGGCAGGTGACTGTTATGAATGCTATGGCGCTTGATTACATTGCAGACGCGTTCGCTACGGACGAGGAAGCGACGGTGTTCTCTGCGTCGTTCGATGAAATGGCTGACATCTTTGCTGCACATGGACATGGTTCAGACTTAAGTGAATGTACCGATCCGTTCTGCATGGAAGCAAAGATTGCAATTATACAAGCGTTGCAGCAGATTGCTAATCCGCAGCAACCACAGCAACCTCAAGGGATGATGTAATGGCAACACCGCGTCAAGTATTAGATGATGTATTAAGGCAGTTTGAAACGGTATACGGGTATTCTTTGTACTCTGCCCTTCCGAGATCAGAAACTCGAGCTGATGCGACTGGTCGCGGTACTGTAACCCCTAAAGATGTATTGTTTTCTCAATTAGAATCTTCTTTACTTCAAGAAATTGCAGTAGCGCTTGGGGCGAAGCAAAACTCTCCGCTTGCCATTAGGCAGCAAATAATGAGCAATATCGCAGCAAAGATAAAGACTGCCCCTCTCGATAAAGGAGTCGCTCAAGCGTCATCATCACGTAAGCCAAGGCCGTCATTGGACATCACTCTTGGTAAAAATACAGGTGTAGAGGCTGAAGGAAAGACCCTAGCCGATGTTCTTGGAAGTGGAATCACAGGAAATCTAGCGAAAAGGGCACAGCAGACAACCGAAGGGGCTGTCGAAGCAGAAGGGGTGGCGCGCAGTGCGCAAGAAGCTGCGGACAAGCGCGCTGCAATAGAGGCATCCGCAGCTCATCGCCGTCAAAATCCTGATATGTACTTCTCGCAACCTCGCAGGTTTGATGGTGTGAGCTACGCTAAGGGCGACAGGAAGCCAGATGAGTATCTGCGCCAATTCGGTACTAGAGGGAATCCGCAACAAGGATTCTCAGGCAGAGTGCCTCAAGAAGCCCAAGCTAGTTTTGCTGCTCAACAAGGACCTGAAGGCACTAGCCCAACTGGTGCTAGCGGAACGGACGCTAGCGGTGCAGCAGGTGACAGCGGGCCAACGAATGCGCAAATTAAGGCGCAACTTGACAAAGAGTTCGGAGCTGGTAATTGGACACCACTTCCATCAATAGCGGCCTTTGGTGGCGGCGCATATCTATCTATTAGGGACGAGGAAACAGGCGACACGTACACCTACGACTGGTTCGGGGACAGTGGTCTGTTGGTAATCGACCCTAAGCGCAGAGATGCTGAAATAAAAGCGGAAATGGAAGCTGAGCTGGCTGCATCAGCACCAGCTACCCAAAGTCGCATAAGCGGGAATGAAATTGCGCTCGACTCAGACGAGAAGTTGTACTATTGGGACCCAGATATCCGTGGCTTCATGGTGGAAACTGAAGCGGGTAGTGGGGTCTTTGAAAAAGGCAGGCCGAATCTAACGATTGAAGAACAACCTGCCGCATCCACATCTCAGTTCAGGGGTGATTATCTTACTGATACACAGATTATTGATGGCGAGGAAACTCCTGTCTGGTATAACGAAGACAATGCCAGATGGGAAACAGGTTACCCTCCTGAAGGCAGGCAGCAGCTTACTACGTACACTACTGCAAGTGGTGAAGATATCCTTATCGATGAAGAAGGCAACTATGCAGGTAGCTTAGGTGTTAGCCGTGATTATATTGTTAGTCAGCGTGATTTCAACGAAGGTGTACGCCAGTTTGATGTTGCTGAAGGTGGTCGTAACGACAGGTTCTATGCAGGATTAAATGAAGATGCTCGTCAGTTCGATACTCGCTTCGGCGAAGATGTACGTCAATTCGATCTGGGCTTTGGTGAGAATGTACGTCAGTTCGATCTCGGATTTGGTGAAGACCAGCGCCAGTTTAATGAAACTATGGCTGCAAATAACTACTTCAATACCCTTGAGGAGCTTGGGCGTAACTACAGAACATTAATCCAGACATCGCCACAGCTTGCTAACGCAGCGACGCAGCAAGGTGAGTTAATACGTAACATCCTTACTCAGGGTGGTGATGTACTTGCACGTACATTCTTTACACGAGGCGGACAGTCACCATTGCCTGAAATAACAATGGCCGATCTAATCAACAACGTCTATGAAGAAGCGCATCAGATCAAGATGTTCGAGCGTCAGTCCATTGAAGACGAAAACATGCGCCGCATGGTAGCCGATATGCAACAAGGTAAGGGTGCATTCGACGAATATGTTGCAGGAGAAATGGCGAAGCCGCCGCCGCAAACACGGCAAGACTTCTTTGACGAAACAGCGTTCAATACCGCTATGACCAATTGGGAGTCAGATGATTGGACCCCTCCTGACCACAGTGTGAAGATTGCGGAGCTTTCAGAAAAGTTGGCAGCAGCGGAAGCTGGTTGGGAGGCTGAGAGAGCGCAAATAAATGCGGACAGAGCAGCCATTCAAGGAAGCGACCTGCAAGGTCAGGACTACTTGGACAAAATTTGGGCGGTCAATGAAGCTAATAATCAGTTAACTGCGAACATGAATGCTACACGTAATGAGATAAATATTCAGATCGGCCAGCTACGGTCAGAGATGACCCCATTGCAAGCCCCAACGCGTGACCAATTTACAACGAGCACGTTCATTGAAGGGCAGCGCCCAATCATGGGCTTCGACGAATGGTGGGGTCAGAACCAAGGCCAGTTCCCGTCAAGTCCAATGCTGAATGTACCAGACGTACCTCAGCCGAACTTTACAACACAGGAACAGCTGATCGCTCAAGCCAGAGCGACTACACCTCCTGCTGTACAGTCGGTCCTGAGTGGTCAAATGCCATCTCCGTTGCAGTTCGGGGGGTTGCCACTGCCAACCTTCCAGCAACTACAGGCGCTTACGCCAGATGAGCAACAAATGTTGAATACTCGCTTAATGACCGAGTTCAATGTGCCATTGTCTGATATCGCATTCCAGTCACAACGGCAGTTCTCAGCTCCGAGTATGGACAGGAACAGGGATTTGGCTAAGTTCAGGGGATATAGCGTCTAATGCCTATTTCATTTAACAGTTTGAAAGACTTGCAGAGCGAAGGTATACAGCGCGCTGAGTCTCAACCTGCATTTGGAAGATGGGCGGCACAGCCTAAGACTGACAAAGAAAAAGAAGAAGAAGAACGCAGAAAGTCCTCTGGGGTAGCTGGATTCTTCAACACTGCTCTTGACTGGTATGACAAAGTAGACTTTTCTGTTGCTGACAAATTCGGATTAGTAGATAAGATTCCCGAATGGAAGGGTCCTTTTGATGAGATCCTTCGTGCAGGATTACGTGAAGGGACTCGTATTTCCACGCCACTGATTGCTCTTGGCGGTATTGGGTTAGCAGGAAAGTTCGGATCTGCTTTTGCAAGGGCAGGAGTCAAGGCGGCTGCAAGCCAAGGAGCGCGCAAGGCTGCGTTCAGGGGATTGCAAGCGGGGGCTAAAACAGGGCAAATGCTCACTGAGCCTATAGCCAGCGCTAAGAACATTAGTATGCCAGTACGATTCGCTGCTGAAACAGGCATGGTAGCTGGTGCTGGTATGGCTGCACGTGGTATGCAAGAGACTATTCCTGACACTGCGCCTACAGCATTCAAGGTGGGAGCACCTTTATTAGTTGGTCTTGCAGGTGGTCTTGGTGGTGCGCGAACCACTATGGCGGCTATGAGAAAAGCAGGTATTAACGTAGATAACGCTCTTAAGCAACAAGAAGTAGCTAAAGCGGTTGCTGAAACACAGCGCAGAGCTTCACTGAAGCAGAGTGTTGGTAAACATCTTACTAAAGCAGAAGAAGAACAGGCGCTCGCGTCAGGCGCACTAGCTGATGAATTTACAGGATTCCAACAACAAGACAGAGTAGACACTATTCAAGGAAAGGGTAAGCAGCGCAAAGAGGTGGTTACTGGACGTTACACAAGCGCTGATGACATCCTCCGCGACGCTTTTAGAGCAGACTACGATGCAAACATGCCGCGTCGGGCAACAGATCAAGAGCGTTTCTCCGATCCGTATGAAGAATTAGTCACAATGACGGAGCAAAACAAGTATCCAGTCCGACAGATAGACGAGGTAACTGGCGAAGCTACCGTGCAGTGGCGTGATTGGGATGACACCCCTGCGTTCCTAGATGGTCAGAAAACAGGCGCGCTGATGGCTAACGCATTTGAAATGCGAGCTATGGCTGCGGCTGGTTATGCCAGTAAAGAGGACCAGTACATGAACTTCCTCCTCAAAGGAGGTAAAAACGATGAATATAAGGTAGAGATAGATGGCAAGATGAGATCGCTTAACGATTTATTAGAAGACAGCAAGTTAAGTGTCAAGGTTAAGGACGAACTACTCACGCTAGATAAGACTACAGGATTGTATAGGTGGACAGCTAAAGGTAAGCCATTTGAGGCTGCTATTAATAAAATCCGAGATGAGTTAGATATTCAGCTTGAAGCTGAAAAGCAAGCTGGCATCGACATTAGTGAAATAACGGGTGAGACATTAGGGGACATTCCTCAAGAGGTAATAACCGAGATGGGAAGGCGTTGGGATGCGGGCGAAATGCCATTCTTCGGTGACATCATAGAGCGAACTGGTGAGGCGCGAGGGTATTTCCCAAGATTTGTGGCAGAAGGATTTGAAGGAATTGACGGTCAGCCAAGAGATGCAGTTAGTCGGTCGTTTGGCAATAGATCGTTTGAAAAAGAACGTAAGGCTGGCTTTGCTGAGGGCGCTGAGTACCAAAGGCAGATGTGGGAAGTTGCTGAAGGGCGTGGTCGTAACCAAGGTGGGGTGGAAGACATCACATGGCAAGATGTTGAGGTTGGGAGCAACGAATATAATCGCAGAATAGCCAATGCTGCCCGCTTCTATATGGCACCCCGTCAAGCACTGTCATTGCGGTTCAAGTCAGGCATGGATCGGATTAATGCTCAATGGTTTAAGGATGAATTGGCTGGTGGTATACAAGGCGTAGGTGGTGAAACCGTACTCCAGCGCCTCGAGCTTAATCCTGAATGGGGGCAGGCTCGAAGGACCTACATTGACTCTCGTGACAAGGTTAGCCGTATTAAGAAGACGCTATTTGAGGGCGCTCGGTACGCACGGTTCGTTAAGAATCTTTCTGAAGTTAAGGAGTCCACACTCAGGGCTGCTCACTCACGGTTGAATGGTGTATTAAATAGCCAGACTGACCAGATGATAAATCTCCATGCGCAACTGGATCAGCTTCGCAGGGACTTCACAACTCTTAGCAGGCAGCGCGGTAAAACCCGTAAGGAGTTTAGGGGAGAGTCTACAAGGCGGGTTAAGGATGGTCCTCCACGGATGGTGGATGGTCAACTAAAGCAAGTATACAAGACTGTTAAGGTAGCGCGTCCTAACGCTCTCCGTATGAAGCTGATCAAAAACGCAATCAGGAACTTAGAAGATTATTTAGACGGAAAAAACAATAACTACCAGAAAATACGCGAGAATCCTAAGAAGGCCATGGAAGCGCTTGAGGAAGCTAACAAGCAAGTAAACTTAGGTATCAACCAGATGTCTAATAACTTGAAGCGCTTTCCAGCACGGGCATCTGAATTAATAGAAGGCTCTGAGCCGCCACGAACACGTGCCCACCAGCTATCTGAACAGGCTAACAAGATACAGCGTGAGCAACTCGCTTCTGACCAGAGCATGAGCGAAAGCCTCGGCGAGTTGTTTAGGGAGTTGAAGCGCATAGACGACTTCAAGGGACTTCGCTTTGCAAGAACGGACGTAGATGCTCTCGATGCTGAATTGGCTACCGCGAGAAGTGAATTAAAGGTAGCAAGGCAGCAATATGAGAACGCCCTTGAGCAAGCAAAGCACCCAACTCAGCAACAACTAAAACGACAAACATCTATCCCAGATGGCGAGGGTGGTTTCATAGAGGAATCGTTCTTGGTAAGCAATCAGACAGGACAGATAAACAACTTTGCATTCTCTGGTCGTACATTTGAAAAGGGATTCGCGGATGAAATA